TTCTTCTTTCTTCATTGGCAGACCCTTATGTTTGGTGGAAGCAAAATCTTTGGCGTCTTTCTTCTTTATGCTGGCAGCAACTTGGGCAACCTCAGGTGATGACGCCCCCTCACCTTTCTGTGCCGCTCTAACCATTCCGAAGAATCTCTGTTGTTTGATTGACTTAGCAGGCATGATCAACCGAGCAATTGTACCTCATCCAAGTGAGCGGTCAGACCATTGGTGCTGTCGCCTTGGAAGGAAATCTTGATGCTGTTTCTCACCTGTGCCTCACCAGTGAATGCAGCACTAGCAGACTGATCAGAAGCAATGGTGATCGTTGTATTGGTGACAGCAGTAACCTCAGCATGAGTCACGTTGTAGGCAGCAACCGAAGACTCGGTGATAGTGATGTAGTCACCAACCACAATGTTATGTGCAGGAGTGCCACCTTGTCCAACAGTCAGGACACAGGGGTTAGCAGCAGTAGCACCAGTGATCCTCACACCCTTAGGAGCAGCAAGTTTCACATACACTTCGCCACCAGCAACTACATTGACATGCAGCGCATCAGTGCCAGCATTAGGAGCACCACCCCAGGAGAAGTGACATGCTCGGGCAGCAGCATTAGTGATACGATACACGCCAGTCTTCACGGTTAGACCATTACTGGTCACAACTGTGTCTGAGTTATCAAGAAAATCGCCATGATGAGCGACGGGAATAAATGCTGTCATTTTACTAAGGTTGCTCCTACTATGTTATTTATCTTGTTGTGCTTTTAGAAATTTAGCAAGGTCTGCGGTGCTACCTACAAACATAGTATTGTTTGTAGTATTGACTTCTTTGGTCTTCTTCGGATTCTCAATCTCTGCAACTTTCTTCTGCAGATCAACCAATTTATCCGCCACATCACCAATGTGCTTGATTAACTGACCAGCAACCTCATAAGCACGAGGTTGATCGGACTCCTGTGCCAATTCCAGAATGCCATCAACTGCTTCCTGCCCCTTCTCAATTAGTGAGTAGAGATTGCCACGAGTGTATTCATAATCCTTTTTCAACTGCTCCTTAGTAGCAGTAACGAATTCATCTGCTTTCTGGATAGGTGCTTCTTCTGTAGGGACTATTGCAGTCTCCACATCCAAAGCATCCTCAATTCCATCAAATTTCTTCGTCTTGTCCTGTGACGGGGTTGTATTGTTTTGCATCGGTAAAGTAGCTAGTCATTTCACTAAATCCAAAGTCATCCTCTGGACCAGCACTAATTGGATCAGGCTCGACTGTGTAACGGACCTCACGAGGAGCGTTAACGTCGATCTTGGTTGCATAGTCAACAATCGCCTTCTTGATGACCTCATTGGTTGCATCATTGACAGGACCATACAGATAGGTCTTGGCAACAAACTGCAGAGTATATATCAGTGTGCGACGAGTGTCATAATCCCCCTCATACTCATCCTGATAATCAATCGAATTGAGTGTTACTGGGAAATCTTTTTTGTCTCCCAACTCAGGCACCAATGTCATGGTGATATTAAAACTGGGTTGGAAGTAAGGGAGGATTTGCTCTAGGATCTGCAGAGAATCATCCTGATTCTTAGCAAGAATTGCTAGCTCAAAATTGATATTATATGGAATGGGAGCATACATCTTCACCTGCTTCCCTTCCGCTGTAGTGTTGCGAATGTATTGTGTAGGTGATACCTTCCTTGAAGGATCATATGAGATTCCACTGATCTCAAACGAAATCCTAGGAAGAGTAATCTGGACTTGATCCTTCTGAGTAAGGTCTCCTACTTGACGAAGACGAGAAAGAAACTTCTGCTTAGGACCATATGCAAGAGGCACTTTCATTACCTCTACTACTTCACCGCCGCTCGTACGACGAAGCTCAATGTTATTGAAGAGGGTGCCAAATCCGACGACCGTCTTCTTGATAATTTCGTGATATGAGTAAGTGCCTAGCATTAGTCTGCGTTACCAAATTCGCCAAATGGGTTTACTTCTGTGAAGTCAAGAATCTCATCTGCTTCATACTCAATGTTGAAGTTTTGATCAATCGTGTCATCCAGATTTGTATTATTTAGTGTATTATAAGACTCAGGACTCCAGAGAGCACCTGATGTCAGACCTTTAATGGTCTCACCAGTATTGAATGTGCCAGAGCGATTGATTACTTGGAGAGATCTGGTCGATGAATCCCAAGACTTGACTTCTGCTCTATTGTCCTTTGGTGAGTAGTCGATGGAAACGGTAGGAGCAGAAGTATAACCAGTGCCACCACTTGTGATAGACACGCCAGTAACAATCCCGTTACTATTAACCGTAGCAACACCCGCAGCACCATTGCCACCACCTCCTGTGAATGTCACTGCAGGTGGAATTGCATTTGTGTAATGCTGACCACCATCAGTGATAGTTACGCCAGTAACTGCATCACCTGTGATAGTTGCCGTAGCGAATGCACGATACAGATCCCCAACGATCTCTTCGCCAACTACAAAATCTCCAGTGCCACCAGGATCCAGGATAAGTTTAATAGATGCAGCAAAGTTTGTTTGAATGGCATCGATCTCTGCAATGCCAGTATCGATATCTTCATCGCTGTATTCAAACAGCTCGCAACGAAGACCCCAAGTATAGATCTTTCCTAGTTGGAAGAAGGGGACTTCATGCTCTACATACTGAATCTCAAAGGTCTTACCTGCCAAAGGGAAGTGAATCAGGTCACCCTCATTAGGTCTACCTTCCACAATAAGTGTGGCATTATCATCAACCGCTTCAGTGAATCTCTTCCTGGAGACAATAAAAGTGCATTGATCGGAGATCCTTACCCCAAACTTACTAAACATGTCTCCATCACCACGGAAACCCGATGCATCCTCAATGTATGCTTCGATCTCGAATGCATCATTAAATTGAGACAGAGTGTCCTCAGTAAAGATAGTATCTTCTTTAACTAAAGTCCTGGGCACATAGTAGATGTTTTTTCCAAACATCTTAATCTGCTCGATGACCAGGGACTCTGTAAGGTCCTGCTCACCTGTAGTGCCTTGAGTGAAGTAAGGATTGAGTGCCATATCAGCCAATCATGTCCAGAGGTGGTAATTCCCATTGGGAGCGAAGTTGCTCATCGAGGATCTTTAACTCCTCAACAGCATCGTTATAAATCATCTCACCATTCAGTGTGATGCCACCAGGCATTTGCACACCATTAAACTTGGTGAGATTCTGTCCCCACTGCTTCTTAACCTTTGCAGTGGCATAATCCTTGACCCACAGTTGATTATAGATCTCATTCCATGTTGCAGGATCAAGAGCACGATATGCCTTGATAACCAGATACTGACCAACAAGTGCGTCAGCACCCCAATCAAAATCAATATAAAGACGATCTTGGACCGCGCTATATCTAATGGGTTTCATTCCTTCCAGGAGGAAGTCAATCGTCTCCAGGTGCTGCTGGATCATGTAGTAATGATAAAACTGAGTTGACGTAAAGTCATACAGGTCATTCAGTCTCATCTGATAACGAATATCAAAGATATTTGATGTGCCCTTATCAGTAAATGAGAAGAGACCTTCAACTGACAGAATATGATCAGGAATCTCAATGTATCCGTTACCCTCACCCCAAACATCATTACCTGCTTTGGAGGTAGTATTTGTTGTCAACTTAGCACGATCAACTACATCCTGAGTAATCAGATGCTTCAGATATACACGCTCACATCCATCATAATGAAACTGTTGGAATTTCTGCAGTGTGTAATCGATAGCATCATCTACTTGATCATCGGAGACGTTTACTTCGATGACAGGATCACCGAGGCGGCGCTTACAATACGCCGCTAATTCGTTTTTAGTTGTTAGGATTGCCATTGGTTATCAGCGAGTGAGAGCAGCGAGAGCAGCCTTGAGTTGGGCAACAGTTGTAATACCAGCATCGTTACCGATCGCATTAAGAGCGGTATAGATGTCATCAATGTCAGTATTATTAGCATCTGCAGTGCTACCTTGAGCAGCAGTTGCATATGCAGTGCTGTCGGTAGCAGCGGCAGTACCCAGAGTGGGTTTGCCAGTCAGATCTGCATATGCTCCAGAGAAGAGCGTAGGCAGGTTAAGCAAGTCATTGTAAGACCCAGAGGTAGCAACAGTTGCCAAATCTCCTGGTTGGACAGCAGAATCTGCAAGTGTGCCCTGAGCAGCAGTTGCGTAAGCAGTGCTGTTAGTAGCTGCAGCCGTGCCCAGAGTGGGCAGGTTACTCAAATCATTATAAGATCCACTGGTGGCAACAGTTGCCAACACAGGAGTGCCTGAGAGGTCGCTGTAAGCGCCTGTAGAGGCGACTGTCGCGTATGTAGGTGCAGTATACGAGAAAACACCTGTTGTGCTGTTATAGGAGATATCACCAGATGCACTAATGTGAGATCTTGTGCGAGCAGCAGTTGTAAAGAGATTGGTGCTACCCTCAGTCAAGTTGTCGGTGTTAATGTCAGCAGGGACTGCACTCAGAGTAAGCAGGTTGCCTGCGTCATCATAGGAAGCAGAGATGCCAGTACCACCACTAATCAGAGCAGCAACACGATCGTCAACTCTCTCATTAGTGAAGTAAAGGTTTGTGCCCTCAGTAATACCAGATGTGCTAGGAGTGGTGTAAGAAATAACACCTGTTGTGCTGTTGTAGGAAACATCACCAGATGCACTGATCAGTGCTCTAACCTCAGCATTTGTCCTCTCAGTGAATGAGAAGACACCAGTGGATGCATTGTATGCCAGATCACCAGATGCAGAAACTGAATTACGAGCATCAGCAGTCTTGAATGTAGTAACACTGAAGTCACCCGTAGATGCATTGTATGACAGATCACCAGATGCACTGAATGATCCGCGAGCACGAGATTGTGTGAAGAAGATATTGGAGCTACCTTCGACAATAGAATCAGTATTAAACTCGTTAAATGCAATCGAAAGATCAGCACCAACCAGTTGAATGCCTGTGCCGTATGTGAAGTGACTACGAGTGCGATCGGCAGTTGTAAAGAGGTTGCTGACGCCTTCGGTCAGGTTATCTGTATTGATCTCACCAAAGTCAACCTCCAGATTCAGGAGATTTCCTGCATCATTATATACAGCAGAGATACCAGTGCCACCCTGCACCAGTGCAGCAACACGATCGTCAACTCTCTCGTCAGTGAAGTAGAGGTTGCTGACGCCTTCCGCCAGAGCATCAGTATCGTGGTTAGCAATACTACCAACCTGTGAGTTGAAGAATGTAATCGTCCCTGTGACATTCAAGTTACCTTGAATTTCAAAGTCAGTTACAGACTTAAAGTTGTTAACCGTCAGAGTGTTGGTGCTGGGGTTGTAGGTAAGG